TAGACACGACCATCACGTACACCCGTAAGGCGTCTCCGACCTACAACACCAGCACCGGAGCATTGACGACGACCGACACGAGTTATTCGATCAAGGTGCCGCTTGAATTTGTAAATTCTGAGGAACAGGAAGGCCGTGAGTCGCGCCAAGCAAAGTTGTATATCACGCCTGATTTGATTGGTGACAATCAACCAACGTTGGAAGACGAAATTACTTTGACATACGCAGGATCCAGCCGTGCGGCTCAGATCGTTGAGTTTCGTACTTACAAGGGCGGTCAAGAGTATTTATATATTGTGCAGGTGAGGTTCTGATGGCTAAAGGAAAAGATTTTAACAGTGACATTGTTTTTGATGAGCTAGACAATTTTTTCTTTGATTCGTTCAATCGATTTGTCAAAAACACTGTTATCGAGCTTGGTACGGATGCGGCTGAAGGCGGCGCAAGCCCTGTGCATACTGGCTATTTTGCTTCCAGTTGGACCGCTAGATATAACCGTGTAGAAAGAGAGCCCAAAGAAGTTAGCGATAAAAACCGCAAAGGCCAAGGTGGGATTGACGGCAGTGAGGAGTTTAAAACAGCGTATGAAGAGAATTTAAGACTAAAAAATCAGGCTCGTTCAAAAGCTGGAGTGCCTAAAGCGGACTCATCATGTCCACCGTTCAAGCGTGGTACGCCTGTGCCTAGGTACTTGAAAAGCGTCATTAGTCGAGAGTTTGATTTTCGCAGAACTGTTTACATTGGCAATACGGCCTATTACAGGGCTTACGCTTTAGAAGGTGGCTCTGTTCAAAAATATGTTCAGGGGGAAATTGCCAAAAAAGTAAATCAAGCATTTCAGGAGTACAAAGGGTTTGGGGATGTTCGCGATAAGGGTGATGTACGCATTAGCGACCGCCCGTTGGGACGCGCTGGTCGGGTCACCTACACTCCAACCATGCGAGGTAGAAATTCATGACGCTAGTAAACGCTCGTGCTGCCTTTGAAAAAGCTGTAACTGACGCTGTTGCTGCAGCTGATAACACGGTGTTGATGGTCTACGACAACGTTGCCTACACGACTCCGGGAAAGACCAAGAAATACATCACCATGACAATCAGCTTTACGCAGTCAACGCTGCAGAACCAAGGAGCAGCGTCGGATTACTACAGCGGTGTTGTTCAGTGCAATGTTTACGTGCCACGCAGCGCTGGAACGTCAGTGCTGTCCAGCTTGAGCGAGGCAGTAATTGATGGACTGACTTCAGTCAACGCTCCAGGGTACGTCGATACGTTTAGTACGGTTCCTCGCGTGACAGACATCAGCGGCCCAAATGTCTTGAACCTTGAGGATCGTCCACACTATTTGGGGATTATTTCTTGTCAATTTACTGCTGTAGCGTAGTATAGTTAGATCAAATAACTCTTTTGTATGCGGGCGTCAGAGCTTCTTCGTAACAAGTTTGGCGTTAGCCAGCTTTATAAGTATGAGGTCAAGGATGGCGACGACGTAGTGCTTGAGGTGTACTGGCATCCACTAACCATTTCTGAGCGCGAGGCGATCCAGAAGAAGTCGAACCAAGACGACAGCACTGATTTTGCGCTGGCCATGATGATCGAAAAAGGCTTGGATGCTAATGGCAAGCGTCTTTTTCAAGATGGTGAAAAGGCTGTGCTGAAGAACGCAGTTGAGGCGTCTGTGCTGCAGGACATCCAGCTCGCGATGCTGTCTTCTGGTGCGGAGAACAAGGTGGAGGAAGCGAAGGCAGATCTAAAAAGCTAGTAACGACTGGTTGTTTATATTTTTTCTAGCGAAGGAGCTGGGGATGACGGTGGCCCAGCTGACGACCCATTTGACTAGGGAGGAGTTGATTGGCTGGGCGGCTTTCTATGAGCTGAAGTCAGAGGAAGAGGAAAGGGTGATGGACCGAGCCAAGACAGGCAGAGGGGCACGAACAATGGCATCACGGTAGAATGGAACGTAAGTCTCTACGTTCGAGCTTGTGGCCAACTACAACGTAGATATTGCGGTTGCTGTTAAAAATCTTACGTCGCTTGACAAACTCAAGCGTGAATTAAAAAACCTTGACGAGGCTTATAAAAAAATTGGCGTAGGGGATAAATTACAATTAAAGGAAAAGGCGGCGTTAATTAAGCGTGAAATTGGCCTAGAAGAAGAAAAAATTAACAAGATAAAACGCAGAGCAAAGCTTGAAGAAAAGGCTGCTGATGCGCGAAGCGCTCGTCTTGCAAGAGAAGCAAGTCTTAGAGCTAGAGCAAGAGCTGGTGACTTAGACGTAACCGATCCTGCAGGGCCTGACGTTAGGCTTCGCAGCTATGCAGAAGCACAGCAAAAAGCTGTTGAAGCTGAAGCCAGGCTTCGAGATGAAATCAACAAGGCCAATATGGCTCTTGATCTTAGGAGGCAGCAGACAGAAAGAATTGGAAAGGAGCGTAGAGATGCAATGGTCTTGCATGACAGAGAACTTGCGTTTGAAGAGCGATTAAATGATTTGTTTAGAAGGCGGGGAATACTTACTGAGGAGCAGATGAAAAAAGAAGATCGGATGCGTAAAAAACGTCTTAACGCCGCTGTAACTGGTGGTGCGTTCCCGCTTCTGTTCGGCGGAGGCTTCTTCCAAGCAGCTGGCGGCGCAGCTGGCGGCGCGATCAGTGGAGAAATGTTCAGTGGTGCGACTGTTGGTTTGCAGGTGTTTGGATCCCTGCTCGACCGAGTTATTGCCGGTTTAACAGCTAATGCGGCAAAACTTGGCCGTGCGACAACCACAGCTGGTGCCGACATTGACGCGATTATCGAATCTTTGGGACGTGTGGGAGACACGAGTCTTGACTACATCAAATCTCTTGACACAACCGAAACTAAAATTTTTGCGTTGCAGCAAGCAAATGAAGAGTTAGCAAGGCTTGTTGGGGAAGAGGGTGTTGAGAACTTCAAAAAATTTGGTGATCAAACACGCAGGTTGCAGAACGAAATGACGGCGTTCTTCACCAGCATTTCAGCGTCTGTTGCAGGGCTAATCGCTGACTCCGGCGCCTTAGAGGGCACAATCAGCATGTTTGAGGAGTTTAGGCTTTTTGATGCTGCAAAGCGTAGTGCAGCCGGAGAAGGCGTAACCGGCACTCAAGAGAGTGCGATGCAGGACGCTTTTAGCAAGCTAGAGCAAGCAACGGGCAAGGAACGCGAAAGAGCTTTCAAGAACATCTTGAAACTGCAGCAAAAAATTGAAGCCAGCGCTCTTAGCGAGCTGGAAATAAGGAAACAACAAAATGCGCTCTTTATTGCGGATTTAGAGCAACGAATGCAGATGCGAGACCAAGAAGATGCTTTAGCGGAAGCTGAAGGCAAGAAAATAGCGGACCGACTCAATACAGGAGATGCTGTAACAATTCAGCTGCAAGATCAACTTAGCTTGGCGCAAGCTACAACAGAAGAGGAAACACTAACGGCAGAGCAGACCATAAGAAGAAGAGATCTTTTGAACAAGGTTCATGAAAGTCAAAAGCCAGTTATAGAAGGTCTGTTAGATCAACTTGATGCGGCCGAAAGGTTGGGCGATGCAGAAGAGCAAAGGCTCAATGCAGACGCTGCAAAAAATCTTGCGCGACAATTTAACCGAGAGGTTGAACTTCGACAGGCATCAAGCGATGTTGCTAAAGATCTTTTGAAGATCCAGTTTAAGCATGAAGACAGAATGCGAGCGATCAATGAATTAAAAGACCAATCGTTGAAAAAAGAGCAGAAAATAAGTGCAGAGCTTTTGAACCAGCTTGAGGTCAGGGATCGGTTGGGCGAGTTTGCGACAACTCGAACGGAAGGAGAAATTGCCCGCGACGACCTGAATCGTGAAATTGCCTTACTCAGAGCGAAACTGGAGGGTAAGGAAGAAGAGTTTCTGTTGGAGGAAGAATTAAACAAGTTACGCCTTGACACGGCAGACGTTGCGCTTGGCGAGGTTGATGTTTACGAAGATCTTCTCCGGCAAATTAGGCAAAGAAAGAAGTTAGAAGAAGCTTTGAATGAAAACCTCAGGATTCAAAAGGCAAAAACAGCAGAGCTTCAGAGCGTTTACAAGCAGATTGGTCAGACTATCGAAACGGGCGTCGTCGAAGCAATTTCTGCTGCAGTGGACAAGACCAAAACACTGGGTGAAGTCGCTGCCAATGTGCTCCGAAACATTGCCAATCAGCTGTTGCGGATGGGCGTCAATCAGTTGATGGGTGCAATTTTTAACCCGTTTGACGCATTGATGAAGCCAGGCGGTCCGTATGAAGGTAGCGCTCAATTCCCTCCGCTAACCCCACCGCCACCTGTCTCCGGCGAAAAAGCACTTGGAGGAGCGGTTGGAGCAGGCCGCGCTTACATGGTCGGCGAGCGTGGTCCTGAGCTGTTTATCCCTGGAGCGCAGGGCAATATCGTTCCAAACAACGCCATGGGCAGCACCAGCGTCGTCGTCAACGTCGATGCTTCTGGAACGGAAGTTCAGGGCAACCAAGGCAATGCCGATCAGCTTGGCCGCTTGATTGGGCAAGCAGTGCAGGCAGAATTGATTAAACAGAAGCGACCTGGTGGTCTGCTTACCCGCTGATGGCTACTTTCCCTTCGATCAACCCGACCTACGGGGCAAGCAAGCGCAGCCAACCAACTGTGCGAAACGTCCAGTTCGGTGATGGTTACAGCCAGCGTCTGCGCTTCGGCTTGAATACTGACCTCAAGGTGTGGAGCTTGAAGTTTGAGGTGTCAGAGACTGATGCTGACACCATCGAAACCTTCCTTGAAGCTCGTGGTGGAGCGGAGCACTTTGACTGGTCACCACCGGATGAAACGGAGACTTACAAGTGGATTTGCCAAGACTGGTCGAAATCCATACCGTATTTGAACAGGGCAACGATCACTGCAACGTTCCAGCAAGTCATTGAGCCATGAGTGAAGGCAACGTTTACGAGGAGCTTCTTAACTCCGGCCCTTTCGCAATCATTGAGCTATTTGAGCTGAGAACGTTCGCGACGATGCACGGTACGGATGAAACGTACTACTTCCACGCTGGGCGCAACCGTAAGACAACTGAGCCAACCGATAGCGACGATATTGTCAGCGCCGTTTCGCTCTACTGGAACGGCCACTACTATCTGCCGTTACCGATTGAAGCGGAAGGTTTTGAGTACAAGGGTGATGGCGGTTTGCCGCGTCCCACGATTCGTATTGCCAACCTCAACAGCAACATCACGCAGCTACTGCTTGGTGTAAACGCAGTAACGCCAGGCAACGATTTGAATGGGGCGCAAGTTACGCGGATTCGGACGTTAAGCCGTTTTCTTGATGGCATCAACTGGGAGAACGGAATCAACCCGTATGGCAATC